AGTTTTTAGTTTTTAGTTTTTAGTTTTTAGTTTTTTACATGAATATCGTGAATATTACAATGTTTGCCTATATTTTTTTGAATAATCTTATTATTCTTCTCTCTCTCGCCATTCGTAACTCCTCCGATAGTATTCATTATTAGATGCATATATACGTTACTAATAATGTTACAAGAGTGTTTATTTTCACCATCGTTTAAATCCGTTAAAATTAGGACCTGTTTTTGAGAAACGATTGATATCTTATCATCCAAAATATCGCCATCAGTGTCTTTTTCCCATTCATCACAATTCTTTACATATATATTTTTACCTCGCTTATCACTACACTGGATTGGTCTCTTTTCGGGCGTTAATTGGTTTAAATTCTTTATAAAAACATTACTGACCCCTTTAACATAACCATTCTTGTGAGTATATTGCAAATCGTCAACGGTAAGTTCCAGTTGACTTATAAAATCGTGTATAGATATTGCCTCATTACATTTATCTTTCAATAAAAAACTAATATTCAAATTATTGATATTTAAATTATTTATGGTAGTATGTGTTGTAGTATGTGTGGTAGTATGTGTGGTGTTATAATTATTAATTACTGTGTTACTATTCGCGGTGATAGAATTTAACATACATTTTATGGAGTCTAGCTCATCGCATTGTTTATCATATAAATCTGCTTTACATTTGTATTCAATAAATTGTTTACAGATTTCGGCATTGTTAGTTTCCGTATTGTTAATTTCAGTATTGGTTGTTTCTTTATGTGTACAAATATGTTCATGTCTGGATAAAGACGACTTATGTTTATAAGTATTACCGCAACTACAACGGTGGTATAGTTTATAATTTTTAGTATTTTCTTGGTGAGATAAATAATGTCTTTCTAAATTAAACTTTTTATTACTTTCATAATTGCAAAATAAACATTTATAGATAGTTTTCATCTAATTTAATATATATATCGATAAAAACTTATCCTTAAATTTAATATAATAAACATAATCATTATCTACATATATGTAGGTGGCTTCTTGAAACATCGCAAATAAAATAATTGCCTATATGGCTGTAGGTAAATTTGAAATATATTATTGTAAAAAAAACTCTTTTGTAGGTATTATGTAGGGGCTCTGAGGAACTCTGGAACCAAATGACCCTTTTTTTCGTAAAGTCAAATGAAAAAGTAAAACTGTTGGCGACAAATTGAAAAAGTGAAACCATTTCATGAAACGAATAGTTCCTCCGAGTCCCTTTATAACCAATTCCTCTACAATAATGTAGGTAGAACCGAAAAATCATACGTTCCCCTATGTAAATCTACATAAACACGTATGTAGTACCTACATATTTTTACAAAAACACGTTTTTGAGGTTATGTAGGCAACCCGATGATCAGAAACAATCGGGCAAAAGTGAGGAGCTTTTGAGAATAATCGGGGGATGTTATTGATGTCATCATGAATATTTGAATAGTTTTATTGTTCGCGAGAGCATAAACGCCAATGCTAACAAATGCTAACGAAAAGTGAGGAGCTTATTTTCCCTCCTATCGTGTAGGTGACTAATCATAAAATACGGTCGTATAAATCCGTTACATATGTAGGGAGCCAATATTCAAAATAAAAAGTAGCGACCATTTTCAAAAATGAGATTGACTCTTGAAAAAAGGGGTGTTTTTGTTCCGGAGTTCCTCTGAGCCCCTACATATCGCCTACAAATTAGTCTTTTTAGAAATATAGATTTATTTTAATACTACATGCTATGTAACGAACTTTAAACGGAGGCACGTCGCTCTACATACACTCTACATAACTGGCGATTTATTAATAACCGTGATTTAAATATACTATAATATGTAGATAGAATATTTTTTAAGAAAATGGGCGATATTTGCCCAATAATTATCAAAAAGTGGCCAATGATTCTTTTTCAAAAAAGTCCTCTGAGCCCCTACATATCGCCTACATATTAGTCTTTTTTTAAATTATGTGGTATTTTATCTACTACATAATTTTAATAATTATATTATTTCGTTTTCTTTTCAATGTTCGCAAGTAAATCCGGATTATATATGAGGTTGCCGCTGGGTTTATATTCATTAATTGAGGTAAACTTGGTATTTTCGACGGGTGTAGAATGATTGCGTCTTTTAAGCATTAAACTATTAATATCTGTATTGTCATCCTTATCTTGTTGATTATTAGCGTCGACTTGGTTACCGTATCCGTCATAAATATTGCCGGTTTGTTTTTTAATTTCGTTTCTAACATACGAGGGTAACCAATGTTTCCACGAAATAAATACTAAATTAGGATGTGTATAACGGACAACGAAGCCATTTTCGCGTAGTTTATGAATGATATATGCGGTGCATTCTTCGGTATTATATTTTGGGACGCCGATGATAATTTCAGGAATTACATAAAAACAGTGCTGGTTCGCAATATTTTGTTTGGAAAGTAATTTAATTTTATTATGTATTCTAGATAATATTCTGTTATAGGTTTGTACGGTATAAAGGTCTTTTTGTTTTTTCTTTTCATACAGGTCGTCCATATTTATTTTAACATTATCTTCCGGTAGATCTCCAAGAGTAAATATAGTGTCCATTTAATGTATAAATTAAAGAAAAAAAAATATAGGAAAATAACGATTAGTTAAATATAAATATATGGTGATTAAACATTTAGTTTTATCGGGGGGTGGTCCAACGGGATTAACCATATATGGTATATTAAAAGATTTGAGTAGGATGAAATTTTGGAATATCGAGAATATAAAAACAATATATGGGACTTCGGTAGGGTGTCTAATCGCAGTAATATTAACATTAAACCTAAATTGGAATGATTTAGATAATTATCTTATAAAAGAGAACTGGGAAGAGATATTGTCTCTTAATTCCGGAAATATATTACAATTATATTCTTGTAAAGGTCTATTCGACCATACATTTATAGAAAGTATTTTAATACCATTATTAAAAATGAGGGATATATCGCCAACGGTGACATTAAAAGAGTATTTTCAATTAACAAAAATCGAGCTTCATATGTTTTCGGTTAATTTAAATGATGAGAATTTATCTTCCATAGACATATCATATAAAACTCATCCAAATTTACAATTGATAAAGGCAGTATGTATGTCGTCGGCAATACCATTATTGTTTAAGCCGGTATTTTATGAGGGTGGATATTATGTGGACGGTGGATTAATAAATAATTTTCCCGCAAAGGAGTGTTTAGAAAATGAGGATTGCGATGAAGATGAGACATTATTTATTCAAAAGAAGGTAAAGAATGATAAATTGGAGTTAAAAGAGGAGTCTACTATATTAGATTTAATAAATGTTTTTGTTAAAAGGATTCATAACAAAATAAATATAAATTTTGATAAGAAACTTCGTTATAATATAGAAATACATAAGGAGATACATAAAACGGACACCTTAATTGATATATATGAAATATTTGAAGATGAGCAATTAAGGATAAAATCAATTAAATATGGCGAATCGTTAGGAAAAGAGTTCAGGCGACGACTTAGAGAAGATAACCTATAAACAATTCTTAATTTGCTCTTTATCGCAGATGTACTTTATAAAATTAGACAAATTATTCGCGGTTAATTTTTCACTATAAACATATTTTTTATCATTTGATAAGTGTAAAATAGTAGTCGGATACCCTTCAACATTATATCTACTCGCAATTTCTGGAGGATTTTCATAATCATCACAATTTATTGCTAAAATAGATAAATTATTAGACTGGTGCGTTTCTACAAATTCTTCCCAATCTAGACATATTTCCCGACTGTATTTACACCAACTAGCATAGAATAATATTAATTTGTTATCACTATTCGGGTTTTCCTTCGAACGAAAACATTTAAATTCTGGGTCTGGTTTACTTGGGATAGGTTTACTAGGTTCAGGATAGTCTTCTTGAATACGTTCCTTCTCTTCATCTCGCTCAATAAATTCTTTATTAAGTGAAAATTTATTATTAAGTATAGGTAAAATATCTTTCTTATATGTGAAAAAGTAAAACACAATAAAGAAAAGTGTGGCAATAAGAAATAATAAACCATTTCCAATTTTATATTTACTTAAATCTAAATTATATGATATAAATGAATTATTAAAATGCAAATCAATGAGAAGATAATTATTAAAGCAATAGAGACACGTGATACATAATAAATATAAAGCAATGATAATAAAATATTGATTGTCAACGAGATATAATAAGATAATTATGGTTAGAACGAATGATAGTATGGTTATCAAATCCATTATATATATAATAATAATAATATAAAAGATGACGAATAATTAATAGAAATATAATGTTCGTAAGAAGGGATGAAATATTAATAAGGATAGATAGATTAAGTTATAGAACCGATAGAGAATATTATTGTGAGATAATAAAGCAGAAAGGATTAACCATTTTGCAAAAGAAAAAGGAAAGCATCGAAGATAAATTACTTAAATAATTTATAATAATATTTAATCTAATATTATTACAATGAAAACAAGAAAGACGGGTAGAAAAAAAAGGAAGACTTATAAAAAGAAACATTATTATAGTGGCGACGGAATGTTAACGGCTGTATGGGGTCCAAGTCTATGGCATTATCTGCATACAATGAGTTTTAATTATCCCGTAAAACCAACAAAAGAAGAGAAAAAGCATTATAAATCGTTTATGAATAATTTGAAATATGTATTACCCTGTAAACATTGTAGAGATAATTTAAAGAATAATTACAAGACGAATCCACTGGAGGACGGTGTATTTAAAAACCGAGAAACCTTCTCAAAATATGTTTATAAACTTCATGAGGTGATAAATAATATGTTAGAAAAGAAATCGGGATTGACATATTGTAAGATTCGGGAAAGATACGAACATTTTAGGGCAAGATGTACAACCGAGAAGGCGAAGGTATTTAAGTTTAATAAGAATAAAACAAGGAAGGATAAAGAAAAAGGGTGTACCGAGCCGTTATATGGAAAGAAGGCGAAGTGTCTAATTAAGATAGTTCCGCATGATGAAAAATGTCCAACACTAACCATAGATAAAAAGTGTATAAAGAGGAGAAGATAATCTATATTTAAAGTATCAAGTGTAAATATGAGTAAAATATTGCATGAAAACAAAATAGTAATATTTATGACTGATATAAGGAATCATATAGGAACGATAAATAGGTCAATCAAATTGGGTGACTTAAAAAGGTCAAAGGTTGTGGGAACTATTACAAATAATACAAATACTTTTAAACATTTTAAATACACGGACGAAGTGCCTGTAGTATATTCAAAATGGGATAAAAAGAAGGAAACAAGGGGTGATTATGATAAAATGTTAGTAGATAAAGTAAATGAGTTGGGTGGAGATACGATAGTTTTAACGGGGTGGAAGCATATATTTACGCCGACATTTTATAATAGCTTTAGGGATGTAATTAATATACATCCGGCACTCCCAAATAGTTATGTGGGTTTAAATTGTATTAAGAAATCGTTAGATGATTATAAAATAGATAAAACGAAGGATAAGACAGGAGTTATGATACATAAAGTAATTGAAGAATTGGATAGAGGCGAGGTATTAGATTATATACAGATTCCAATATTTGAGTATGATGACATTGATGATTTAACCGATAGATTTAGAGAGTATGAAAGATTGCCGTTAGTTAGAGCATTACAAGAATTGGAGAGAGAAGATATAGAATAATATCGGGAGCCTTTTATTATCTTGTAAACCGACTATATGATGGAGATAATCATATATAAGTGCAAGTAGGTAGAACAATTTATCATAACGAATTACTTCGGGGGGTATTTCGTGTCAATGCGTATTTTGTGTATGGCATTTCTTACCACATTCGACGATGGTAAGCGTAGGTGTATATCGTTCATCCGGATTATTAATTAGGAATGAATATTTCCTCTTTTAATAAATATATTTAATAAATATATTTATGAAAGATTATAAATATATTTATGAAAGCTTAATAGACGATAGTTTATTTACCAAATTGGCTAAAATCATTAATCATAGGAAGAGGTAAATAGCTATCATTATTGGACGAATAATTGGGAACCTTTTTACATTCAAATGCTGGTTCGGGACACCTACCACAAGGTGGGCAGGGGCGACATTTTTTACCCTTTTCGGCACTGGATAATGTAGGATAGGAAGGGCAGGCGGGGCAAACCGGGGGGACAATTTGTGATTTTAAAACGTATAAATGTTCATCGCCATCGGGAATATTATTTTTACTAAATTGTTTCATTTTATGGGCGGATTTAATAAAATCTTTATAGGAATTAGGAGAAACGTCGCCGGTCTTGGTATGGTCATTATTATTTAATTCGTCCGCCCAATTGGAATGATGTTCGTTGACTAATGTTTGACTTTCAAAACGGTCATATAATATCTGATCGTCGAGTTGGTCGAACGTGGTGCTTTTTGGTAATTTGTCATTTTTACTAGCGATTTGTGCAAAACCGGGTTTATTGGGGTCAATCGTGGAGCTGGTCGATTTATGTTGTCTAAGCCCGGCGGTAGCTTTATGTCCGGTGGTACCTTTATGTTCAGGAGCACCGGTCATTGCCTCATAAACAGGGCGACAAAAGCAACTAAAGAATGCAAAAATAACGATAATCGCAATATATAGATTTAACTTAGATATTTTCAGTTTCATTATAGAGTATATATTGAAAAAAAATTTAAGGAAAATGAAATATTGTTTATATGAAGGATAATACGGTTCTTGAGATAACTTATGGAAGTGACCGATATGAAATAGGAGTAGATGAGGCGGGTAGAGGTCCAATGTTAGGGAGAGTATATAGCGGGGCGGTATTATTGCCTAAAAGCGGTTTTAAATTCGAAGATATGAAAGATAGTAAACGTTTTTCCTCTGTGAAGAAATTACTAAATATTGAAGAATATATAAAGAATAATGCGGTAGCTTGGGGTATCGGTTATTCCACGGAAGAAGAAATAGATAAATTAAATATAAGAAAGGCTACGCATCTTGCAATGCATAGAGCATTAAAAAATCTATTTCATGACATGAAAGAAACCGACGAATATCTTCTATTAGTTGATGGGAATGATTTCCCTCCTTACACTGTTATAAAGGACGAAACTTTGGAACAAATACCTCATGTAACAATCGTAGGTGGTGATAATAAATATTGTGCTATCGCGGCGGCATCAATATTAGCTAAAGTAGCTCGGGATAATTATATAAAAGAACTTTGTGAAAAAGACGAAACATTGGACGAGAGATATAATTTATTAAAAAATAAAGGGTATGGGACTAAAGCCCATCTGGATGGTATATCCAAGTATGGAATCTCACCGTATCATCGCAAAACATTTGGGTTATGTCAACAATTTGCTTGATTATATTATAACCTATGGCAATAATATAATTTACAATAATATACCATAATATG